AGAAGGGTAGGTCGTCAGAAGGTTCGTCCTCAGATAGATGGTCAACGATAGTTTTCTTTCCACCCATAGATACCGTTTCTTCAATTGAGTTTCCATAAACATATTTACCCGCGTCTGAATCCCAACGTGGAACTTCTCCACGAGCAATTGCTTCAAGATATTCCTCAGGCTTTTTAGAATAAACATCACTCCATGTCAATTCATCATTAACCCAAGTCTCTTTTGTTTGTTTGTCATCATGCAACGGAGATGGGTCATCATGCATAATCGTTTGAATGACTGTATAAGTCGCCCCTTTTGGAGTTTTAGCTTTAGTCAATTCAAGAATAATATCTCTACCATTTTCAGGGTCGGTAATATCACCTTTTTGACGGAAGATTGGAATGATTTTATCCAAAATACCTTCGTTTTTATAGTTGTGTTTAAAACGCCAAAACTTAACTCCGTCTTGTTCGTTGTCACGGTCAATTACCTTAACAATATAGAATTTACGTGGTTTGTACTGTTTTGCAAGTTCCTTATCAGACTCTTTTCCAGTTGACATAAGTTCTTCATAAACTTCCGACAATGGAGAACGCTCGTTATCGTTTTTACCTGGGTCAAAAAACTTCTGCCATTTTCCATCAACTTGAACTTCGTGGAACCATACTTCTTTGAATGGTGAACTTCCGTCTTTTGTTGGGAGGACTCGGAGTCGTTTTTGTCCTTGTTTCTCACTATCCTTGAGGATAGCTGCGAAATACTTTTTCATTCTTTCATCTTGAGACATTTTTGAGGAGTTAGATGAACCTCCTTGTTTTGAATTTTCATACTGCGAAAGAATCGCGTCTAAAGAATTGTTTGTCGCCATAATAATTAAAATTTAAAATTGTTTATTAATAATAAGTGTCAGCCTTTGTTTTGTCAAATTAAAAAGGGGTCATTTGACCCCTTTTATTATCTTACCTCGGTGAAGTCACCCGATTGTTCATCTCCAAAATCTCTAAAACTTTTTTTGATATCAATAGGTGAATAACCTTCAACATCATCCTGTGTTAAAATATAATCATTTTTTCCTGATTTTTCCAAATCAATTTCTTTATCTTCAAAAAAATCACTTAATTTTTGATTAAAAGGTCCTGAGTCTAAACTACGTAATTCAAGTTTTTCTTCAGGAGTTTTTGTTCTATACTTTTCAACTTTAGCTTCTAAATCATTTAATTTACTAACAATTGAATCCATATTTGATAATTTACCTTCAAGTTCTTCAAGATGTTTAAAAAGATTTTCAAAATATTCTTCCTGTTTTGTTTCAATATTTTTTTGTGACTTTACTAAGTCAGTTATTTCTAATTCTTCACCTTTAGATTCTTTTCCTTTTTCATCTCCAATTTTTTCAACATCAGGGTCTGCCGCAACATCAACAGGTTGTGGAGCCGCAGTTTCAGGTGCCGGTGGAGGTGGTGGGGTCGCTCCCGCCGCTGGGTCACCTGGTGGTGGAGGCGGTACTGCACCCGCATCTTCTCCTGGCGGAGGTGGTGGTGGAACATCTTGTTCAGTAATATAACGATTAATATCATTATATCTTCTTAACTCATTTAAAATTTTAGTATCTATTCCCATCTGTTTAACCATTTAAAAGTTGTTTAACTCCATGTAAAGTTTCAACCTGTATTTTTTTATTAGTGTTCATAGTGTTGTCAACTCTTTCAATTAAACCATCTTTCATTCTAAGAGTATAACATTCACCAGTATCTAAATCACAAACTTCTTTATAACCATTTCCATTGTCTCTTTCGGTAATTCGGGTATTTTTACCCAAATAACCATCTAATATATCTTTTGTGCTCATAAGTTTTTATTTATAAATATCTAAAAAATTATTTAAATTTGAAATGTTATCGGGTATGGGCCCGAAATTATTTGTCGTCTAGTATTATCAACATCTCCATTAGGTAAATATGGGTTTGTATATATCCATAATCTATATTCGTATTTACCCTTAGACTGGGAGCCTGTTGAATCCTCGCACCCTGATTCGGCGAATAACTCCTCAAGTGTTACTTCAAACTTTTGTCCGTTATTAGAGATAGTTCCCGCATTTAATGTTACTGCATTAGCAAATGAATATGAACTAGTTTCTGAAATACAACTATTAGTACCTCTAACTACGTGTGTGACTAAGAATATCTCTCTTTTACCATCTACGGATGGGTCCACGGTGGCTATAAAAGATTGGAATCCTACACCTGCAACATATTCTGTATTAATTTTTAAAGGTTCCGGTTTAACTTCGGCAGGATTTAATTGCCTATTAGCCTCATCATACGCGGATATCGCTTTTTGAACTTCGGTTTCAATATTTGATTTATCGGTTGTATTATAATTTTCATACACACTTAATGATTTAATATCTTGTTTTGAATTTAATATAATAAATTTACTTATCTCTATATAATCATCTTTAGATACTGTTGCCATTCTCGCGTCCCATCTATTTTTCAAAAAAGTTATAAATTTATTAGTACTTTCAAATGACACATAGGGTACGTTATTACTTGAACAAAAATATTCTTTCATAAAATTAGCCTCACCTGAAGCACCCCATGAGCTGGTTAAATCAATCCCTCCAAAATTGAAGTTATTTGCCGAAAATCCGGCACTACTTCCATTAGAGTTTAACCACATAAAGGCAAATATTGTATGAGCCAATTTTAATCTATTACTACTACCACCAGTTAACTCATTAACTATTTTAGTCATGTCACTAACATTTAGTGTTCTCTTTACTATCTCAGACTTTATAAATGCACTATAATCTGATTGAGGTACACATTCTTGATTAGCGGATTTTGTACTAGAGGGATTATTAGTTAACTCTTCATTCAATAATTTTGTTTGGTCAACTGAATTAGTTGTAGTATTAGAAGTTGGTCCAGTAGGACTACTTGGTGCAGTCACACTATTTGATGTCTCAGGAGCCGCGTTAGTATTTGTTGTGTTTTGTGTAGACTGAGCAACTTGAGGTGTATTTGAGCTAGTTTCAACCTTTAATTTATCCTTAATTACTTTTAAAAGATTTGTTCTTAAGGTTTGGACATATTGGTCAATCTTAGGTAAAGATGCGGTTGGTTGTCTTATACCATCAATAGTTGTAATAAAACTACCAGGTACAATATTGTGTGTTACATTTAAAATCATGTATGGTCCACTGAACATGGGTACATACCTCAAATTAAAATACATACTTGGTTGTATCATCGCATTACCCATCATCGTTAACCTACATTTATAACTTCTATTTTTATAAATGTTATATAAAGATAAATTTTGTGTTGCTCCCCCTCTATTACCCGATTGGTTAGCCATTTGATTAATCACTTCTAAAGATTCTGCAGTTGAGGTTCCCGCCTCTTGTGAAACATCAAATCCTTGGAATATTTGTTGATTTTGGGTACCTATATCCACATTAAATCCTACCACTTTATTAGATTTATCCCAGTCTGTTTTCCCGACTTGATTTTCAACCAATGGATTAGAACTTTTTCTTAAATCAAATGCATCATCTTTAAATCTATAATCAGCGTTTTTATTTATTGCCAAATGTTCTGATGGTTTTGAGATGAAGAAACAAACCATTTTAGATGATGAATCTCTATAATCAACATTTAAAAACGTACCAAATAAAGTATTCGCAAAGTCTAATGTTCCTTCAGGTTTTGGTTTTGCATTTTTAACCGCATCTTGTACATTATAAAAATTAACATATGATGGTATATTCATTACCATAAAGTTATTTCTCAATAAAACAGATTGGGCAAAACTTAATACTGACATTTTAGGACTAGCATCCATTATAAAATTCTTCAAATGAAAAATATCGGCAATCACAGTATCTCCAATATTTCGGCTAGCTCTATCTAATAATAATAAATCTTCAAAAATTGTTTTATTTTTAAAATCCCCTCCCGAAATCCACTTATCATTTGTTGCTTTAAATGATTCCCATAGTTCTAATTTTGTTTGAGAGCCATCCAAATCTTTTCTAGCAGCTTTACTATTTTCAACAGTTATTATCGGTAATTTAGTTCTAAGTGTTATCATTAAATTATTAACAATTGTTCCCTGAAAATCATCAACAGTTGCTAAATATTCATCCATAACATTAATAAAAGTCACCTTACCCCAAGTTGAAACAGGATTAGGTATTTCAGGATATTGTGGTGTTGGGGTTAATTCTCTATTAACAATATATTGAGGGTCATCCGGATTTTGAGAAAAGAACCCATATTTCGCTTGGATAGTTTCTTTAATTAGACCATCATTTGATGGATTTTTTTCAGAACTTGATAATTTTTCTCCTGTATATACTACTTCTTTACTACTATTAACTAATTGTGCGAATCTTTGCGGTCCTCTTTTATATATAGTAATCTGAGACCCATCTTTTAAGGTTACCACTTCTAAAATACTTCCGGGTTGTTGCGGTGCTGATGGTAATACGGGTGGAGTTGGTGTTGGGGAAACCGAAGTTTGTGGCTGGAATTGTGTTAATTTTTGTGTCGCATATATTTTAATTATCGGTGCAAAATTTTTGATATTTTGTACATTAAATCCAACATTTAAATCTATGAAGAAATCGGTTATAAATGAACCACTATCTTTATAAGTGAGTTCAGGTATATCTGAAAATCCAACATATAATTTAAGGGTTTTCCATTCTTCAGGAAAATTAGTTTGAGATGTTAATAGAGTTACCGAACCTCCCTGAACAGGTAACGCATTTGGGGTTACCTCAGTATATTTTTCCCATGTATATGGGTCTTCTATAAATTTGTTTGAGAAACTATAAAACAATTTTTTATCAAATGAGCCAGGATTTCCATATTTAAAAACATAGTCAAAATTCAAAAATTCTTTAATGTATGAATTAATTGTTTGACATTGAATTTCTTGTGTTCTAGAAACAGCTTGGGTACCTGTCGCCCCTGTAGTACTTTGTTTCGGTACTTTCATCATTTCTCTCATTAAAAATTGGAAATTCTTGAAAGATTTTTCAGTTTTTGTTAGGGTTTCAGGTAAATTTGTTAAGTCATAATCGTATACAGATTTAGAAAAATTTAAAAACTCTTGTTCAAACTTATCTAAAATTTCTTTATTAAATGCAGTAAATATCTCACTAATTTTTGAATACCCCACAGTGGGGTTATGTAAACCAAAATTTTCTTGTGATTCTACTCCACTTTCGGTAAAAATTATTTTAATATATTCATCATATTCTGGTTTTTTAATTTTAGTTAAATCAAAATAACCATAGTGAGGAGCCGCCCAAAAATTTCTAATTGAGCCGTCATACATTGCTTGATTACCTTTAACTTCTACCTTAAGTTTGTCAACATTACCTTCCTTTTTGAAACATTCGTTAAACGTTTGATTCAGTAATGAGCCTTGGGATGGTATGGGATATGTAAAAGTTTTTATAATATTATCTACATTAACAGACCAAGGAATAACCCTCAAATCTCTCATAAGGTTTGCATCATCAAAACCTTCGGGTTCATTAATTATTGCTTCTGACACATAATTTAACGTTACTCCACTATTGAATCCATTTTGTATATCAGTATCGGTGAATCCACTATAAATCATATATCCCTGATAAAACACATTAAAGTCATTTATCAATTTTGGATAAAATCCTGTGTTTATTAAGGTAGATGTTTCAGTACCAATAACCGTGTCTTTTTCTAAAACTATGTCAATATTCGCCCCATTAATTATTAACCCATAATTTCTGGTCGGGGTGTTGGTAACAGGGTCAAAGTTTTCAACTTGACTAAAAGTTTTCCAACAATCATTTAATATATCAACATTATCCTCAATATATTTTTTATACCTGTGATAAATTGAGCCAATTTTTAAAATCCATGAATATGGTACTTTATGAATTGCTCCGAATTTTTTTAGACTTGCTAAAATATAATCTAAATCCTCAACAGTCTTATTTGAATCCGAACTCTTATAAGTTTTATATTTTTCCCTTAAAGTTGATAATGGTAAACTATTTAAAAATAAATAAGCTGGAACGGTATATGGATAATCATCATAATTCCTAAATTTATCTACCGCTTGTTGTATAGAATTAACGTAAAATGGGGTATTCATCATTGAAGTTGTTTGATAAAACCCTACCTGTCCTGAATAATTATAATAAATTAAATCACCTTCTGTTACTAATTGTTTAGAACGAGTTCTTTCATCGTAAAACTCAGATAAATTTGTTGTGGTGTCAGCCGTAGGTACAACAGTATTTTCAAATATAAAGTTAGTTATTGGTCTTTTTTCTAAAATAGATAAACTATATGGAAAATTAGTTATGGTTTTATTTGACTTATTATAAGTTAAGGTTTTTGTAGTGTTAAAAGCCACTTTACTATCTGAAATAGATTGGCCATTAGCCAATTTATCTTTACACCAAGTTAAATTAGTTAAAGGATAAATGTCCGAAAAATCATATTTATTTGACGAACTACTACCTGTTATATAATTCAAAAATTCATTTTCTTTTTCTAAAGAAAGTAATGGGTTTGATTTTGTTTCTAAAATTTCATTTAGATTTAAAAATTCAAATTGTGAATTTTCTACAGTATTCCTTATATAACTAGTATTAAAGATACCCCTAATAAAATTTTGCCAACTTTGACCTGTGCCACCATTTGATATATTTTTAAGTATTGGTTCAAAATTTGCAGAATTAATTCCATATTGTTTTATTTTTTCAATTAGGAATGGATTGTCAGTCCCTAAAGCGTTAAGTAGGTTTATCTTTTCAGCCTCAGCAATAATTCCGCTAACCAAATCTTTATTTTCATTTAATGATTCCGCTCTTGATAATCTTGAATAATAAATGGTATAAAATATCCTTTCGTATATTTCAAAGAAAAACTTAACTTCTTCTTTATTCCCATAAACAATATTTTCAACGGGGAATTCTATAGCGTTAAAACTAAGTCTATTAATATCAGTTTGTTCATTAGAAACAGGTTCAGGATTATCTATCTCAGGATTTCTATTTACAAAAGCGTTAATAAACTCCTCAACAAATTCAACTTCAGGCCATTTTTCGTAGGATGTTGAATTTGTTATATTAGAA